TAAACAGAGTACAATTATTTTTAACGGAGGCCAATAAGGCCTCTGTTCCTATTTCTAGCACTATTGTAAATGAGTTTGGCGAAGCCTGTAAACAAGCATTTATAAAACAATTTTCTGAAGAAAGAGATAAAGAATTTAGACCTCGTATGAGCTCTATTGGTAGACCTCTTTGTCAATTACAAATGGAAAAGATGGGTGCAAAAGCAGAGACTCCATCATATAATTCTAAGATGAGATTTATATTAGGAGATTTAATAGAAGCGTTAGCTGTGGCTGTCCTTAAATCATCGGGTATCAAAATAGACAGCATGCAAGAAAAAGTAACGCATGCGTTTAAAAATGACGCAATAAACGGCACTTATGACGTAGAAATAATGGGCAAGATATGGGATATTAAAAGTGCGTCTCCATATTCGTTTCAATATAAGTTTGGAGAGGATGCAGGGTATGAATCTCTTGCTAAAAATGATAGCTTTGGCTATCTTGCACAAGGTTATTTGTACGCAAAAGCTACAGGAAAAGACTTTGGTGGATGGATTGTTATTAATAAATCTACAGGAGAATGGTCAGTACTAGAGACACCAATCAATAATGAAGAAGCGTCTAATAAAATACTAGAACAAGTAGAAAAAGATTTACGCACATTAAATAGTGACGCACCATTTAAAAGACTATTTGAAGATGAAGAAGAATACTTTAATAAAAAGCCTACAGGTAATAAAATACTAGGTAAAGAATGCACATTCTGTGCATATAAAAAAGCATGTTGGGAAAACTTAGAGTACTTGCCACAACAACAATCAAAAGCTATTAGTCCAAAGTATTATTGGTATACTAAAGTTGATAACAGGAGAGAAAAGCATGACGACAGTTCGGAGTAGAAAAGCAAAAGGTAGAAGATTACAGAACTGGGTTCGTGATACATTACTAAAAATATTTTCTAACAATGGATTTTTAGATGAAAATGATATTAAGTGTGCTGTAATGGGAGAGACTGGTGCTGATATAAAATTATCTAATACTGCAAAGAAAATTATACCATACTCTTTTGAATGTAAAAACAAAGAGACATTTAAAGGTATTTATGATATAATAGACCAAGCAAAATCAAACTCTGATAAAAGAGAAACGCCAATTGGAATAATTAAAATGAATAAACAGCAACCTCTAGCTATACTAGATGCTGAACATTTTTTAAAGATGATAGGAAAACTATGATAGAAAACGGAGAAGATAGAGAAGCTAGGATAACTATATCAATTTATCCATCAGAAAAAGGATTTAGTTGTGCTGTAACTGAACCTAATATACCACCACTTACTAGTGATTATAACATTGCTTTGACAATAGCACATGGTATGGTTAAATTAGCATTAGATAATCCAGACTTAATATTTGAAGCAGGTGTAGAGTCACTATCTAACCCACAACAAAATTTAGTTGCAGACTTAGTTGAAATGTTAGAAGAACGAAAGAAGAGGTTAAATTGACAAAAACAAAAATAAAAGAGAATAAAAGTGAAGATATAAAAGAACTACGAAAGAGTGATTTTTCTATAACTAAATTTGAAAAAGATTTATCGTATGGAAAGAAACATGAAAAGATGGTAATGAAATCTCTTGAAAAGTATGAATTAAAAACAGATAGAATGGCACATAAAACAGGTAATGTTTATGTAGAATTTCAATCAAGAGGAAAAGATAGTGGTATACGCACAAGTAAATCTAATACTTGGATATTTAAAATTGTAAGTGCAAAAGACACACATTTGTTTTCTGTGCATATACCTTTATCAAGACTAAGAAGATTAGTTAGTAAAGATTACAGAGTTGTACCAGGAGGGGATAACTTAACATCAAAAGGATATTTAGTTCCAATAAAGGATTTAGTTACAATATGAAAACAAAAGAGTTTTTGTCTAAAGCAAATGTCTTAGTTGAAGGAGACAGACAAAAAGATTATGGAGATAAGCTACATAATCATTCTAACATTGCAAAATTATGGTCAGCATATTTAGATATAGAAATAACTGCACATGATGTAGCAATATTAATGGCATTATTAAAAGTAGCTAGAACTAAACTTGGCCAAGTTAGTGACGATACATATGTAGATATGTCTGCTTATAGTGCTATTGCAGGAGAAATAAAATTTAGAACCCATAAAAAGGAGAAAGGATGAATAATTATTTAATTACACAAGAGCAAGTAAATTCAGTATTAAAATACCTGTTTACTAAGCCTTATGGTGAGGTTGCCCAAGCTATTGCAGTTCTTACAAAACTTCCAAAATTAGACCCAAAAATAAATCCTACTTTTGTCAAAGAACAAGACAAAAAAAATGACACCAAGTAAAGAAGCAATATTGTTCAGTACTGTGGTGTCAATAAATAATGATGGTAATTTAATTACAAGGCATGAGTCATTACCTGTAAAAGCAGTTCAAGAAGAACTAGGTAGTGACTACTATGCCCATCTAATATCAGCTATAGTGAATCAATGCAATGCAGATTCGCATTACTTTGATGAGCAATTACGCAATCTGTTGCGTAGCATTTGACATCAAGCCCATAGGCTCTTCTGTCTGTTGTGGCTGTTCAATAACCCCTGTAGGGGCCATGGTATTCATTGCCATAGCATCTGACATAGGTGTTGGAACTGCAATCTCTTCTTGAATTTCTTCTTGTTGTGGTTGGTCTACTGGTGCGGTTTGTTGTTGTGTTTCTTCTAAAGGAGTGTCTGGAACTTTAGGCCCTTCTTGTTGCATTAATCCTGTAGTTAAAGGTTTTGTTTTTGATTTAGCTTGTCCTGCCATACTGCCATACTCGTCCATTAACTGACTAAAGTTAACATCTCTCATGGCTTTTAACAAATCACCCACAATCATAGGTCTTGATACGTTTCCTTCCATTGGAACTGTAGGTTGTGCTCTGACATTTTCTGTCATCATTTGTGTTATTAGTTGGTCTGTTACTGGTAATGCCATTTAAAACTCCAAGTTATATTGTATACTAAAATCATCTGCCCAATCTAAAGTTACCTTTCCTGTTTTTCCTACATCAAAATCTATACCTTTATTAAAGTACGCTTCTGCAATTACAAAAGATGCACCTACAGTATCTTGTAATGAGGCAGGAACAAATTCCATTATAGTATTAGTAACATTAGTTTTAAAATCATTATTTTGTAGATTTACTTTTAAATCTGTAGACTGGTCAGCACTAGGTGTTAACAAAGTATTAGATGGTAAAGTCAAATCCATATTGTATTCAAGACCAAAGACATTATCTTGTTTAGTGTCTGATTTCATAATACCTTTTGATTTAGGTCTATCATCTCTATCTGGGTCTTGTCCAGGTGCTATTATTTGAACGTCTTTTTTTTCTTTATCTGGTGGTGGTTTCTTTTTAGGAACAATAGGGTCAGATTGATTACTATTGTTATTACCGCTACTTTGATTTCTAAAATCATCTTGTTTTTGTTTAGCTTGTTTACCCTTTTCATCAGATGTAGTTGCCCCAGATAAACTTTTTATACCTGCAGATTTCATAGATTGTGCAGCCTGTTTATATGCACTAGTATCTGGTTTAGAACCTAAACCTTTATTTTCATATTTTCTACGTTGTGTACCATGCCCAGGTCTATGTGGCATACTATCCTCCTAATGGATTTTTACTATTTAATTTTATTTCTTCTATCTCTGCATCTTGCACTTCATTTTCTTTTGACAAGATTGCTATAGTTTTTTCTATACCTGTAAGTATTTCATAAATAGGTGTCAACTCTACAGGGTCTGGAATATTAAGCATAGCTATTTGTTCTTTTACTTTGCCTATTTCTTTAAATACCACTGTTAAATCTGTAGGTAATATTTTATCATCTACCTTTTTAATTCTATCAATTAAATCCACTTTATATTCGTTTGCATATAATAAAGCGTCATCAATCTTTGCTTCTAGCTCTTTATCTTTTTCTTTTAATGGTTTTAAATTTACTGGAGGTGTAGCTTCAATGGCATCAAGCCTTGAATTAAACTGGCCCCAGGTGTAAAAACCACCACCGATAGCACCAATAACTCCAAGCAGTGCCGCATATGTACTAAGTTTTTCAATTATTTTCATTCTTCATAGCCTCCAATTCTAATTTTAGTTTATTAGTTTTGTTTTGTGCTTTCTGTAATTGTACACTATGTACTTCTACAGGGTCATTTTGTGTGTAACTTGCAAGAGTTACGCCACTATAAATATCTTTGTCATAGACGCCTAGGTCTATTTGATTAAATAAATCCATACTTTGGTCTGTATATATATCTTTTGATTTATAAAATTGTGTTTTATTGTAGGCGTCTAAAGTATTGTTCTTAAAAAATAAATCCTCTTTTGTTAAGTTTTGAGTTGTTTCTTTTGTTACTTTAGCTATTTGTTTTGCTATCGCTTTTAAATTGTTTTTTAATTTTTTTTCTACCTTTGCAACATCTGTAGCAACCCCGTCTTTGGTGTCCACTTCTTCCGACTGTATATCTTCTTGCTCTCCACTATCTTCTGTTGATACTTCGGAGTCCTCAGATTCTGTGCTATTGGGTTCTTCTTCTTCTGTTGTTTCGTTTGTTGCAACTTCTTTTTCCTCTTCTACTGGTTCTGACTCAGTAACTTCCTCCACTGTCTCTGTCTCATTTTCCTCAATCTCTGGAACGCTTTCTTCCTCCGTTGAGATATCTTCCAATGGTTCCTCAAACTCTTCAAAAGATTCTTCAGTAAGTTCATCATTGAACTCCTCCTCAGTTATCTCTTCAAAAAATTCTTCGGCAGTTATGCCTTCGTCTTCAAGAAACTCCATGAACTCTTCTTCCATGCCAGTCTCTTCTAAAAATTCAGTAAAGTCCTCCTCAAATTCTTCTGTGAATATTTCTTCTGTCACCATCATGGGTTCAGAAAATTCTTCTTCAAAAAATACCATTTCTATCTCTGGCATTTCTTCAAAAACCTCCATATCAAATTCTTCTATTGGAGGTAGTTCATCTATATATACGTCATCAAAACTAAAAGTATCATCAAATGTAAAATCATCTTCAATAATTACATACTCTTCTTCAAAGTATAAATCATCTGTATTCCAATCAAAGTCATCTGGGATATTATCTACAATGTCATAAATATCTTCGTCAATATCATCTATAACATCTTGTGTTTCTTCATTTATAGGGGGTACATACGTATAGGTAATATCTAATGTAACATTATCTACATCTGGCCCACGATGATAGTTATCATAAGTTGTACCTGCAGTTTCATTATATAGCTCTGCTCTTATTGTAAAATCTGTTTGTGTATTTGAGCCTTGAGTATACACATTTGTATAGTTTGTAAACGTGCCGCCATTACCTGGTCTACTAGGGTTATGGTCATTTATTTCTCTAACTTGTGTAGACACTGAACCATCAGAGCCCGTAACAGTTTGTTTAAGAGTGAGTGTGTTTTCAATACTGTTCCAAAACCATACATCTGCCCCCATGGTTGAGGTAAATCCTTGATTAACTTCTCCCTGTGTTAAATGTCCATCGCCAACTAAATCTACATCTTGATATACATTGTCTTCTTCATGTCCTTCAAATGCTAATACACCACCACTACTATCCATGCCTGTTTGATATGGAAATCCATTCCAAGCACCATGAGTGTGAATACCATGGTCGCCATCTGTTGACCAACCAGTTGTAGTGGTACTGTTTCCAGTTCCAAAAGTAGAATTAGAAAGAACGTTTCCTGTATTTACAGTCTGTGCATTACCAATACTGTAGAGACATAAAAAAGATATGGCTATTGAAAACCATATCCCATAATATAAGTATCTCATTCTGCGTGTACGTTAATTATTCGTTCTTCTTTTGTTTCTATATCTGTTTCAATAATTATATCGTTAAGGTCTTCTTCCTCTTTTAGTGTAGCAAGTTCTGCTTCTTTTCTAGCTTTTTCTTCTGCTAGTTTTCTAGCTTCTTCTTGTCTTGCTATTTCTGCAAGTTCAGCATCAATACGAGAACGTGTTTCTAATTTAGATACATAGGAGTTGTAGTCTGGTCTTTCAATATCATATTTGTTCCATTGTTCTAATGCTTCTTTACCAATCTTACCTTCAAATGGACAAGGTGTTCCTGCCATTTCCATCGCAAAAAATACCCGCTCATCTTGACACAAAATTGACACAGCCGCTACCTTCATTCCATAATCGTATAATACTTTAGATAATTTTATTCGTTCACAATTGAGGTCACGGACATGCTTACCACCAGAAAGGCCAAAACCAAGAGTAGATACAGAGCCACTAACCCCCATGCTACAAACATCTTGAGACATAGCTGAATACGAAGGGGCATTAGCTGAGTTGACTGGTATGTCTGACCCATTTGTAGTGCTGTTATTGGTTGTCGTATTTGTTGTTGTGTTTGTTTGCCCATCGTTGTTATTTGTTGTTGTCGATGTGTAACCGCCTGTAATTTGCGTGTTACTACCTGTTTGATTTGTCTGAGAATTTGTATCATTATTTGAATCCCCTAATGCTGTTGTTGCAAGTAATACTAATAATATAATTAAACTATTTCTTAACAAGGCTACCTCCAAAATACAATCCTACGAT